GTATAAAGTGACGCATCAACAGTTCCGGTTGCTCCGGTTAAACCAGTTGCCCCAATAGGTCCAGTTGCTCCGTCGATACCGTTTGCTCCAGCAGGACCAGTTGCTCCCGTTGCTCCATCAATTCCGTTTGCTCCAGCAGGTCCAGTTGCTCCAGTTGCACCGTCGATACCGTTTGCTCCAGCAGGTCCAGTTGCTCCAGTTGCACCGTCGATACCGTTTGCTCCAGCAGGACCAGTTGCTCCCGTTGCTCCGTCAACACCGTTTGTACCGTTTGCTCCAGCGGGACCTGTTGCTCCAGTTGCCCCGTCAATACCGTTTGTTCCAGCAGGTCCAGTGGCACCTGTTGCTCCATCAACACCGTTTGTTCCAGCAGGTCCAGTGGCACCTGTTGCTCCTGTTGCTCCAGTTGAACCACTTCCACCGCCACCACTACCACCAACATCCCCACTTATATATTCAGAACCTATATCTATATTAACCAACAACTCATTATTACTAATGGCAGTACCAATATAAACACGATTATCACCATCGTTGTAGTTAGGTTCCGGTGTAACTATATCTCCATTACTACCCAACCAATAGTGTTGTCCAGCGGAAAATCCAGAGCCACTTAATACACCGAAAGTAACAAGTTTAGTTTCAGTTTCCGATATACCAATGGTGGCGGATTTACTATCAACCGTCATATCACCATATTCAAAATTATTACCATTTAAGTAATATGCCTTTAACGGAGTTAACCCACCGGAAGTATTTAAAAATAATGTTGTATGTGAAACCGGTCCATAGGGACCAGTTGCTCCAGTTAATCCAGTTGCACCTGTTGCTCCGTCGATACCGTTTGCTCCAGTTAATCCAGTTGCTCCCGTTGCTCCGTCAACACCGTTTGCTCCAGCGGGACCAGTTGCTCCGGTTGCTCCGTCGATACCGTTTGCTCCAGCAGGTCCAGTGGCACCTGTTGCTCCATCAACTCCGGTTGCTCCGTCAACACCGTTTGCTCCAGTTAAACCAGTTGCTCCAGTGGCTCCGTCAACACCGTTTGCTCCAGCAGGTCCAGTGGCACCTGTTGCTCCGTCGATACCGTTTGCTCCAGCGGGACCTGTTGCTCCAGTGGCTCCGTCAACACCGTTTGCTCCAGCGGGACCAGTTGCTCCAGTTGCTCCGTTACCACCCGAAGATGGACCAAAAGAAAAACCACTGACATTTTCAGTACCAATATCAATATTAACCAATAACTGCCCACCATCAACAGCAGTTCCGATGTAAACTCTATTTTCCCCAATTCCATATGTAGGTTCCGGTGTAACTATATCCCCGTTAGTACTCAACCAATAATCGGAACCAGGAATGAACCCAGATCCAGACAACAATCCAGACAAAACCAATTTACTGTCACTCTCGGATATACCAATTATACTCGACTTTCCATCATCGGTCATGTCACCGTATGTATAAGTATTACCATCATGACAATATGCTTTAAAAGGTGTAAGTCCAACCAAATCCAAAAACACTGTTTTGTTGTTTATAGGTTGAACGACGGGTGGAATAACAGGAGGTATTGTTGGTTGATAACTTTGATTAAATATATTCCACTGACCATTAATTAAAATATATGCACTTGACATTTCAACAACATAGCATGCCATGCCATCTTGTCTTCTCTCGTTTATTATATCGTCACGGTCGGATATAGATGTGACTTGATGCCATCCACCCAAAATATCGTTAGCATATGCTGTAGCAATTGGATCACCTTCTGCTTGCGGTCTAATTGGAGCTATTACAAGTGTTCCGACATTATTTGGCATGTTATTTATTCCTTACTATATTTATGAAACGTTTATAGATATACCAGATCCATTTTGAACAGTATTACTTCTATAGACGTTATACGATTCAACATGACCACTTGCGTTTGTATGATTTATAACGCTTAGAGTCCAAGCCGTATTCAGAAGACCATTAACCGTAAAAGACGCTGCACCCCAAGATTCTGGGTATGCTATATAGATATATTTAGCATCACCATCCAAAACCATAGATTTAGATCTTGATGTTGAGAATTCATTATTTCCCAATGTCAACAATCCAGCACTTGTCATGGTTGATGATGCACTGACACCCCACCACCTACGATGTCTCCAATTAATAGTATATGAACCAGTGAATGTTCCACTATTAGTGTTAGTTCCTCTAATCTGGAATGTATGGGAAGTTGATGATGTTTTTGTTATGCTTCCATTAGTAACTACTTGGTTGCCGTCATTTGCCAACGATGACGCAAGGACGGTATTTCCATTAGTTTGGTCTATTATGCTTATACTATTTGCCAAAACATTTCCACTATTGGATGTTGACCATGTAAATGTTCTATTTGACGCTATAGTATCACCAACTTCGACCGTATTACCAGATGCAGACGATGCTCCAAGGTTTGATATGCTAAATGAGGTAAATCCGGGAGATTGATATGGGTATAAAAGCATATCCAAAACCTGCTGGACGGTTTTTGGTGATGATGCTGGGAATGTAGTACCAGACTGTATCCCACCAATGGTGGAAGTTGTCGGGTTTTCATTTATATAGTAAGTATCCGCCGAAGCCGCAACAGTTGCACTTATAACTATACTATCAACACCGTCATCAGTTATTTGAATGTTGCTACCAGCATTAATATTAATATGATTTCCAGGGTTTGTCAGACCATTTAAACTTGAAAATCCACTGACTCCAGTTGCACCAGTTAACCCTGTTGCACCGTCTGCACCATTTGCACCAGTTGGACCTTGAGGACCGACCATTTGGTTTTGTTTCAACCAAACAGTTCTATTTGCCAACTTCTTAAATGCTTCTTCTACAATTGGAGCGTAGTTTCTATCTCCACTTTCCGGAACCGGAATATCGGTGTCAAACGAACTATTTTCATTTATTATTTTTGACATTTTAACCTCTTATATATTTATCCGCACTGTAACTCGTCCGAACCAAAACATCCCCACACTGGACGATTCCAATAAGTTTCCCCCCACGGTATGCAATCAGCAATTCCACAAAACTCTATATAAATTTTATTCTTACCGGCCCAAACTCTTCTTATTTTTCTGTTTGTGAATTTTAGATAGTTGAATATATGATCTATATTAAAAGATAAATCTTTAACATAAACAGATTTCGCTCCTACGAAATTCTGGTCAACAATCTCAAAATCGGATTTTTCGGTATCATATCTAACTATAACATACTCACCACTAACATAAACTTCCGACACGCTATCCGAATATACGCTCAAACTCCCACCATGCAGCATGTATAAAAGATACTGATCGGAATGTATAACCGTCGTTCCACTTAATGTCTTTCCTATATATTTTATCGCATCGGTTCCGATAAGTCTACGCATCTGCTCCAATAACACTGTTCTATCAGTTGCATCGTGAGTATTACCGTAAGTTTTATTTCCCTGTATCTGTGAAATATATTGAATATCGCTCATATAGGTTAACTCGTTGTGGAAAACAACTCCACTAACGGTCCCACTTGGTCTAAATGAAGAAACCAATTCCTCGTTAAAGTTTTCTTTGGCGAATAAATCAGTTGTCTTTTCACCGAGTTTACCCGGATAGGTTATAGACATCTTATCCAAACCAGTGACTATATACACCAACTCTTCAAATGACCCATCAATATATCTACTCTTTTGATTTTGGGTATTTTTCCTTATGTTATAGTTGATAACCAATCTTTCACTATCGCCACTTTCGTTGAATAAAACCCTTATAAAATCATCAGTGACGATGGTTCGGAGTTTGTACCACTTATCAACTTCCACACCTCGCGTATTATATTCACCAAAACCGGCGAGGAATGATTTATCCATATTTCCGGTTTCCGGATTATATCTCGCTATACCAATTCCAATATCAAAGTTGTAAACACCAACACCGACGAAATAATATGATCCTAATATATTCTTCTTTTGTTTTGGATCATAAACGGTTTCCGCTTTTAGTATATACTCAAATTTCTTACCGTCATAATTTTTAGTATCTCCAAGTTTTTTATCAAACATAAAGGTAGAAGATATATCAAAAATAACATTATTATCATCAATAACATATAATTTAGAAACATTATCTATTGCTTTTTTGCTAAAAGAAACTTCGTTATTAAGCATATTAGTGACACCATTTCTCTTATAGTCACGCTTAATAAAACTATTGCTATTTATTGACCTAAAAACAACACGATTGTTAATATTCTCAAGATTGTATATATTATCGCGAGAATTAAATACCAAATTTGTATTTGGTTTTCTGGAAACCGATGAGAACGCTCCATCTTTATCCGACTCATATGGTAATAACTTTATAGTTCTTATCTTGTTAACATTAAAATCATCTTCAGTTTTTACAGTTACATTATCATCGAACATGATATCGAAATAATATCTTCCAACTAATCTACAACCATTTAAACTGTTTGTTAAATCGTTCTTTAAAAATCTTATTTTACTATCTGACACAATATCATAAAGTGTCGGAGGTATTATAAGTTTATTAAGAGTTATTGATGTTATATCCTCTGCCCATCTTCTTACCGATTTTAACTGTGATGGTATGTTAAATATCTTTTGTGTGTCTGAAATTGCATATATCGTATAGTCATCGTATACTTCCCACCCAACGGATGACTTGTCAGCGACATTATATTTTATCTTTATTTCAGACCCAACGTTTATTGGATATGATGGTAGTATGGCATACTTATCAAATAACTTATACTTATCCTTTGGAACTTCTTCAGCGATAAATTCTATTTCAACATTTTCGTCGAACAATTTATTCCATTCCTCTATCGACCAATCCCTTGTGGTGCTAACTATACCATTAATTGAAATAGAATCCGTTCTATTGGAATCTCCAGCGTTATTGATTAAGTATGTCATAAGACCGATTGGTGTTATGGTTACTGAAGGTGAAGATTCATCAACACCAGAACTTCCAGTTATATAGTTAAACCATTCTATGTTATTGTCAAGTGGTTTCTCTGGATACCATGATATAGGTATATAGAAAGTTGAGCATGTTCCAACTGGCGATCTTCTGAAATCGTTATATACCTTTCTTGTCCCTTCCTTTACTTCTATACTTTCCAATTCTTGTATATCTATCGGATTGCTGGCGGAACCTATGTCAGCAATTTCTCTGTATTTAAAACCGCTATAATTAAGATAAACATTTACCTTCGCATAGTAAACAGTATTTTTATTTACATTACCATCTAATAGTTTATAACTTAACGCTTTAGGTTTCTGAGATCCAGATTCCATCTTTAAATTGTAGAAGAATTTATCAAATTGGTTTTTATTATAATTTATACCAGACATTATATCGTTTTTATACGATGCCGAAACACGCTTAACCTCACGGCGCATCCAAACTGACGATGGCAACCACCAACGATAATCAACATCATAAGTATATTTACTTTGTTTATTAGAACATAGTGTTCCAGGTCTTATGTCAGATTCTATACCATTTAGCAACCTTCTAACATCTTCCCCCAAAATATACGTGGTTGGAAAAGAATCCCCGTAATCAAAAGATTGTATCTTAGTCGCCAATTTCATCTCACCACTTAAGTAGAACTTGCATAGGAGATTATCAACCTCCGACTCATATGGGTTCTTAAGTCTATCATTTAAAGTAATAGTCTCGTCACTCTGATTGTATTTTATCTTATCTTTAGGATTTCTAACATATATACCCTCAATACGAATAAGATCGCTTCCAGAATTTGACTCTATCTGCAAAAACTCCGAATTCAAACTATACGTTCTTATATTTCTATCAAGAATACCAAGTGGGACGAAAAACTTAACAACATAAGTGTCTGTTAAACTTGGGTGTGCTGTGAATTTGGTTTTATCTGGAGCATATCTTATAGACTCAGCACTAACATCCATGGAAAACAACCCATACAATTGAACAGATTTGTATATATCAGTTGCATTTGCTGCTATAAGTCTGTCTATATCATCACAGTTTCTAAATCTAACGCCAACAACACGAGCCCCATATGAAGTATTGATAGTTATGGGTTGGAAAATTGGATTTTTGTATAAGGTTCCATCGGTATACCTTATATCATTACCCATAAACTCAAAATTACCAGAATGTGGGCAAACTTCTTGAAAGACACCCTTCAACCCAAGAGGTATTTTGGCACTGTTGTATTGTGCTATTTTGTTTGATGTTTTAAATGTTAAGGCGTTTATTCTGGTTAGTGTTGATATTTGATCACCGGGCTCTAAATCATATGTGTCAAGTATGACAGATTCATTATACCTAAACAACCCAGGTATTGATTTTTCATTACTATCAACTACATCATAACTTCCGTAATAATTTCTGTAGAGATTGTTATTATGCCACCTCATCTCCGGAACAAACCACTTACGCTGCTTTCCAAAAGGAATTATTATTTTGTCCGACACTTCTTTAGGGGTGCTGAAATTTTCCTTCATCCACGATTCATCGAATGTTATCGTATACCGTGTGGATACTTCCTCAGTGATATTTACACCATCGCCATAAATGAAATTTAAAGATTTAGTATCAACATCGTAATCTGTTTTTGTCGGGTCAAAATTATCAACTATACCACTGGAGTAAAAAACATCAGATTCTTTACTATAGTTATTAAATCTCATCTGCTTATTTTTAAGACCCAAGAACTTAGGCATCAAGTTAAATTCTTTTTCCGTAGTAGTGTATAACGTCTCATCAGCATCAAGAATATTAATATAGAAATCTTTCAATTCTATTATAGACGACCTAACCCCAAAACCATAATGCCCAGCGGAATCAATATAAGTATACTTCTTATCTATGACATCGTTGCCCTCGGCATCATGTGTTAAAATTTGAGAAGCGTCTTGGTCTAAGTTTACATTCTCAAATAGTATAATGGGTTCTTGGCAAGTTAGTGAATTATAAACATTACCACCCACATCCGAATCGAAATTGTTTTGAATTTGTGTTTCTATTTCATTCTTATATAGATATGCCGATATCAAAGAACCAGATGTCTTTACTTCCAACTCATATATGACATCGTATTCCAATTCAGTTGGACAAGAAGCATTATCAGATTTTATTATTTGGGAATCATATATTGGGAGATTCTTATCACCGGAAATATTTAACTTTTGATAAACGACATTTGCGCCGTTGTATATAACTTTTACCAAGGTGCATGTTCCACGGGCACCATTAACGATTATTTTATAATATTCGTCAACAGTTGCATACAAATCAACATTAGATTTAACACCCCTAAACAAAATAAATACTTCATTTTCAGGGTATTTGAAGTTTTCAAATTTATTAGGATCCTCTATTTTCCTAATAACAAATTTAGACTTCATATCAAAGTCTTTTACTTTTCTTTCTTTGGTCATTAAAATGCTATCAAAAGTGGAATCTTCTGCACCGTAATAAACAACGGACAATCTTGATCCATTTTCAACTGTATCTGGTTTTATTTGTAATACACTACTCTTCCTGATATCACTCCGTGGCGGCGTATTTGGAACTATATCATATACATCAGGTTCCAGTTTATATTCACTTTCATCAACGAGTATCCTACCATTAGAATTTCTAACATCAAAAATATACGAACCGTGCTTATCAAGTTCTATCTCATGCCACCCGACTTTATCACCTGAATAAACAGTAGAAACAACATCTGAAGGATATGAAACCTTTTGTATATCGTGATAATTATCAATTATTATTGAACTAAGGTTTTTCTTTATATAACCTTTATCAGTCGTACAATTTCCTATTACTCTTATATTATCCCAAACAAAACCATGCTTGTTATTTTCAAAATCAAAACCTATAAAATTTTCGTCTATCTCGCCTATCGGTGTTTGTCCCCAATTTCGTGTCCAAAGTTCTATGGACTTGGCGTTTATCGTAAACAACGATAGGAACTTCTCTATGTTCTGTGGAGAACCCTTCTTTCGGAACAACTCTGAAGAAAATATTAAAAATCTACGAAACGATGCTATTTCTTCTTTGCTGGCCTTACCAAGTTTTATTCTATCGTATATGTCATAAGTTTCAAAGTCATGAATTTTCATATCATAACCTATCTTCTTAGCATAATTACTATCATGTCCCAATGTTAGGGACAGATATTCAAAAAACTTCGGGTTTATCGTATCAGCATCCCATAAGTCAAACAGTCCACCGATGTCACTATGTATCTTCTCGAAGAAGTTTGCAGATGCTTTGTAGAAATCAAGAGTTGCGTTGTTTTTTGTCAATTCCCAAGTTGGGTTGTAGTAAAGTAAATCTTTTAATATTTTAGAATTTACAGTAACATCTAAGTAAGAAGAATCAACGAAGTAAAATTTACGACCGTCTCCTGTTAAAAATGGCTCACTCCATACTGAAAGTTTTACTTGGTAAACTCCACTTTTGATAAACTTATGATTTATGATGGGGTCTGAATAAAATTTACCATCACTGGTTTCCCACTGTATCTTTGATATAGTGTAACATGTATAAGACGATTTATCAATTTCACCGTCTTGAACGTCACCGACGATAATACAACTATCAGATGGACTTCCAACTGTTGACTTGCTTATTAATTCAACAATTTCTCCGGCATATGACCCATCCCCAACAACATCTATGATAGATTTGAACATTGACATTAGTCTTCCCTCTTTATTATAACATCACCGATTTTAGGAAATTCATAAGACCCAAACTGAATATCCAAACTATAATTCCATTCCCGAGTTCCATCGGTCTTCATCGTATCAAATAATGGTTGAAAAACCTTAATGAGCGACGGGTCTTTGGCAACAAGAGTCATGAGTTTATTTCTTCTGGATATATCTATATCAGTGCTTGATTGTCTAATATTAATATCATAATCATTAGCATTGAAATTGTTGTTTGGGTCTTTATTCAACATCACTTCCACTGATTCAACATAGTCAACCTTTAGCAATGATACCATATCAGAGTGACTTATCTTTCCGCCAAGGGTATGATTCTTTGGATTGAAAAAATCTTGAACATTCTTTCTCATTTGAGTTTCCACCTGTTCAGCGGAACCAAATCGTGTCTTTTTATATCTTATTGCCACATCAACCGGAACCCACTTCGCTTCAAGGATTTCATGTTGTGCCCCAAGCATCTTAAATGTAGACCCATTTAGAGAATTTATCATGGCATCTTTGAGATTCCTGGATATAACATTACTACCGTCTTTATTCAATCCTATGATGAATATATGATTAAACCAGTAATTTTGATTTCCAGTTATCAATCCTTCACTCTTCGCTTGTTCGTATGATAAAACTTTTGATTCTTGTAGATAATTATTAAAGGTTTCTTTTACATATCTTTCATAATCATTAAGGGATACATTTCTGTCCTGTCTTATGAAGGAATTGGTTAAATTCTGTCGTATCTCATCTACAGATTCTACTTCATTCCCACCGAAGGCGTTCTTGTTTTGTATTATTCTAAGATCACCATCCCGCAGTTTTGTTTTTTCAGAATCTATTATACTGGTTATAGTTTTCCCACCTTCAAAATATGCGGAGGATTTTAGACCAAGAAGAGATACGAAGTTCTTCTCAAATGATATATTAGTAGTATCATTACCCAATATATATTGAGATACAATGATATTATCAGACAAAACATTCTTAGATATATCACCATCTTTACCTATAGACTTTAACCCCAATATAAATGCTTCTTTGTTCAGAATACTTTCGCCCCAAACTTCACCATCACCAAATTCTATGATAACTTTTTTATCAGGGTTTACTTTTACAAAGAATACGAGGTTTCCCGGACTAACATCTTCGTCAAATCCAGTTCCAGCACGCTTCCACTCATCCCATGTTCCTCTTTCATTCTTAACAAAAACACGAATTCCGTTGGTAGAAATAGTTAAATCATCAACTATAAATCTAACATCCGTTTGAAACTGTCTGGAAGGATCTAAAGACATCTTCATACCGTTGTTGGAAGAATCTACAACAGTATTTGAATTTATATAAGTGAAACAAACATTTCCCTGAATTAAGTTTGGAATTTCAAAAGTTTCAGGAACATTGGAAAAGTATAAACCTGGAATCTGCAATTCATTAGAAGATTGACCAGCGAAATCTATTTCTCCGTGCTTTTGGAATAGATAATCTTCACTGGAGTCTACGTACCAATCAACGGTTACGATTTCCTTTGTTTGCTCCGCTTTTATAAAGAATCCGTTTGATGTTTTGTTACTGTAGAAAACGTTCACATTTTTATTTGGTATTAACTGAATAGCATAATTACGCTCATTCATCGGAACATCAAGAGTAATCTCTACACCATTTTCAGCGTCGGATGGGTTTACAACTATTGTACCACGCTGTCTATAAGCGGATTCCACTTCAACTGGAACCATATCACCACCGAAATAGTTAAATATACTCCAACTTATCTTACCAGTGAATTCTTTCTCGGTTCTTATTTTAAACCCATATGGGGTTGGATCTTCATACCAAACTTGGATATTTTCATTTGGCGTCAATTGAACCATGTAATTAGATGATGAACCTTGTAAATTCAAAGCAGACGGTATAGATTCGTTGAATTCAACCTGAACTTCTTTAAAGTTACCCTCTATAGTTCTCGTGGCGGTCCAAGCAACATACCCCTCAAATTGAGATTCCGGTTCTATGTAAATGTCAAAACCTTTATCGGTTTTATTTGCATACCATGTTCTAACATTTCCTTCGGGAGTTATGTTGGTTATATACGATACAATATCTTCATTTTCAGATTTAACAAATGGCGAGTCAAATATTATCCTTTGTAACCGTTCGCCCCTTTGAAAATATAATCTTCCAGCTTTCTGCTCAGATGTTTTTATCTTTGACTTCTCAACAAACTTCATGTCACCAAATCTCTTACCAGAGGTTGATTCCAATGTCCTTGTGTTTGTTTGAGGATCGGTATACTTTGTGTTTATTTTGGCAATTGTTATTTGATTGGATATTGGTTCTTGAGAAGTTATCAACAATTGGGCGCCATAATTTGTTTCAGGTGATAACTCGTCCGTTATTACTAAATGAACATTATATTCTTCAACACCAGTATCCCAAAAATCAACTGGTATTTTCTGACTATATATTACTCCAGAATTGAATGTAAATATTTTACCATTTACCAATACTGATAAAGGAGCCGAATTTCCATCCTTATTAACAACTAATTTCATTCTTTCTACAGAATTATCTCTACCAGGAATAGGGTCATATTCAATACGGCAACTTTCCAGATTTCTCAATCCAGTAACACCGACATAGAATCTATTATGTGACCGCATCTCATCTATCTTTAAACTATAAAACGCTTCAGTGGAATCTGTTGGTTCCAAAGTAAAGGTACATATAACATCATCCTGTTTATCGTTTATAACATTGGATGATTCCGCTATTGTCAAATATGGTGACGATGTTGATGTATCAAGATTAAATACAAGAGCATACGATGTATTTGGGACAAGAGTAGAACCGTATTCTTGGGTACGAATGGTCTTGTTAAAAGGTTGTCCAACGCTTTGGTTGTCTGACTTATTTGTTAACGGATAGTTTTCAGTATCAAACCCACGATAATTATCCGATGAATTCTTTTTTATTATTGATAATGGTTTTGTTAAAGACAATGGTAATGTTATAAAGGTCGGATCCAATCCTATGGTATTAGCATCCAATCGGAAGAATGACTTTGGAGCGGTAAATGGTAGGACATAACCCCGATACCGTATGTCTTCCGCCTGTAATTCTCTTATACCAAACCCTTTAACAATATAAACAACTGGAAGTGGGTTTGTGAAACTAAAAGAAGAACCATCTGGTGAATCCACAGTTGACGGGAATATTGAATAAGCGGGTATCTCTATATACTGCGAAACTTTACCATAAACATATCCTGGATTCAGTGAACCAATAACATCAACGGTTGACGATGTTTTTCCACGGGCCGAATATCTGAGAGTATTTCCGATTTTATTGAGAGATTTATAAAGTTTAGCAGTATCTTTGAATATTTCATTAGCAGCGGCGTGTGTATAAAATGAATTTTGTGAACCCTGCATAGCAAGGAGTTCCATGAGAACTCTAATATTAGAACCTTGAACTTCAAAATCTTTGAAGGTATTGGTTTCTCTGAGGAAGTTTTCATACTCAGTTAATTTCTCAGCGAAATCAAATGTTGTATAATCCAAACTTCTTTTTTCTTTTGATTGTTGCATTTTATAGCGCCTGTAGTCTAAAGTTTATGGTATCTCTCGTTTGTGTCGCACGTATACTATATGTAACTCGTATCTCATATGAAGAAGTATCATCGTCCATTATAACATCAATAGCAGAAGGTATTATTCTCGGTTCATATCCTATATTCATTTCTATATCTTTTCCTATCCGCATAGCGGTATTCTCATTATAAGGCTCAAAAAGATAAAGATTCAAATTACATCCAAACTCAGGATTTAACGGACGCGATCCTTTTACAGTATTTATGATGTTAAAAATAGACTGACGAATGGCTTCCTCGTCCCCCTTCATTGATATATCTTTATCAACACCCAAATCCATATTGAATGGTAAGTCATTGTAAAGAAATTGTCTCTTTAGTGAACGGGGCATAAATAATCCTTCATAGATTATTTATACGTTTGTCTCTTTATCAACCTTCAAGATCGAAGAAAGTAAAGGTCGATGGTGGGGGTGTGTTAATAGGAGGCAAAGACTGCCCACTGAATACTTCAGTATATGCAGGTGGGTTTGGCGTTTCTAAGGTAGTAACCGCTCCCGTAACAAATACAAGAGGTGTTGGTGGAACTGGTGGAGCGGGTGACAAAGGAGTTCCGGGATATGGTGCCGAGAATCCAGCAATTGGACCTGGGAAGCAACCTGGATGGCGAGCGTTTACCACCTGCGCATTACAAGTTTTATCGCCACCAAACCCACCAGCATCTATTCTAAATTTAGAACCACCGTCAACATGGAAACCTCCAGGTTTGGAGGTAACGCTATATTGCATACACTTGAAAGAAGTTGTTGTAGCATTTGTAACATTCATTGAAGTACCGGTCTTTATATTGAACTCGGTACCAGCCTCAAATGATATAGACTTCGCTGCTTTAAATGCTATTTCATCATCACATGTGACCGATGTTTTCTTAACAGCATGTATATTCAAAGTAGCATCTGTCTTCATGAAAATATCTTTATTGGCATGTATTTGTATCTGGTCCGTAGCATGTACATTGGTTTTACCCTTTGTATCAATGTTACAATCGCCCTTTTCGACGATAATACTTACATTTCCCTCACGACATACAATGCCGACATTCTTTTTCACACTTACCTGACAATCACCATCAATCTGTACAGATTTAGATTTTTTGACAAATACTTCAAAATCACCACCTATATGCAATTCATAATTATTTCCGACCAAATGCTCAAAATCATTAGCAGTTCCTTTTTGACCGCTATTCTTAAACTCATTATTACCAACCATTACTTTACGCTGACCATTATGCTCAATATATTCAATGGTTCCTTTATGAATGATATAGTGTTTCTCTAAACCTTTCTTATTAACGACGATATGTGTTACCCCACCTGGACTGGTGTAACTCGTTATATGATAATTTTCTATATCATCTATATTAAATATCTCTAATTTTGGTTTTTCATTGATTAATTTTAACTTAGCATTTTGAGTTGGAATATCGGTTCCCTTATGCTCAATGCTGTCCAAAATCTTTTGGAACTCGTCACGCCAGTAGTTAACATTATCACGCTTAATCTTTATGTCGCTAACTATTTTATTCTTTTGACTAACCCAATCGTCTTTTTTAGGAGCAGCAGCCCAGTAGTGAGGGCGGGTGTGGTCGCCGTTTTCAAAGAAAACCCAAACCATAGAACCTTTACGCGGAACCCCACCGAAATAACCACCCGTTCCTTCTTTTTTCATGACGGTATCTACGAAATCTTCCGTCAAAGAAGTTGTATTCCTTGGCGGTGGGGAAAATGTGCTTCCCTCTGGAGAGTATCTTTTTGGACTCCCATCCTCTTTACAATCTAAATTTTTACCACCGGAGTAGTTAAGAGCGAGACAAGGCTCCGCCCATGGAAGATGATCAACTGGCGTTTCTTTATCATCAAGTGAATGCATTCCAAGTATTCTTACCCTAACACGACCAATATCAATTGGGTCGGCGTTATCCTCTACGATAGCACGATAATTTCCTTGGAATGTAAAAACATCACTTCCAATATCACTGATGTCTGCGCCAATTGGTGTCATTAAATCACCCTATTAGTAGAAAAATACATTCCAAACTGCTTGACCTTCGGCATTCTTACTCTCCATAACAGATAAACCCCTATACATCCATGTTTCCGATTTCCCATACTCTATGAGATTTCTATATTCAGCGGGAGTCGCTGGTATTTCAACAATATGTCCCGACATAACTTTAATATTTGGGTTTACACTTTCGGTGCGTGGTTGTTGGTTTATTTTACTACCCTCGGGTGGAACATTATTCTCGGGGCGAGGGCCGCTTTTAGCTTCTACGGAAACTACATTATTATGCGAAGGTGTTACCTGCTGTGTTTGATTTGGGATAGAAACATCTATAAAAAGAGACGGTATTTTTTCACGCCACTTAGAGAAAAATTGTTTGAATACATCTGTTTCTTTATGAGCGTTAATGTATTCATATATTTTTTTACGGCACCCACATTTTGGATTATCCTGAAACGATACAACATCTGCCTTTATATCGGGTGCTATACTAAGTAAATCTTCTCTATATTTATCATCAGTTCTTATCTTGTCAAGAAAAAGTGGAACGTTGAGAACTTCTGGCATTTTAATCTCCTTATATTATTTCTTTATCTACTAATATACAAGTTACAAAGTGTGTAACCAATCCGCAAAATATATTCGAAACCACATAATACGCCCCAATTTCATAAAAAGGATCACATATTAGTATCGAACACACAACACCAAACCAAAACGACATGCATTTCGGACATAACCAAGGTTTTCTTAACATCGGATAATCTGCCATTTTATTCCGCAATGGTCTGAAAATATCCGAGTCGGACCACATCTTTGTTAATGATATGGATGCGACTAACATAAAGAAAAGCATTAGTAACGGTATCATGATTCTTATTATACTCTGTCTTAGATATTTATCAAAAAAAGAAACCCGAGGGTTACTCGGGTTTCTTAGTAGTTATATTATAACTTTATTATCACATAACAGTCTGGACGGTGAACTTCTTGTCATCCACCTTTACCTTCGTGCAGCGGACAAGATCACCACCGTAGCGAAGAGATGCCTTCTGAGCGGCATCATAAGTGGCAAACCTCTGAGCAGCAGAGCGACGGGCCTTGGTCCAGCGATATGCGGGCTGATTCATATTGGTTCGACTGCGGCGGTGAGTAAGATACTCTCCACCTGTGATACGGTTGCGGACGATGAAGTATTCGGTTGCGGTAACATTCATATGTTTTTCTCCTTGTGAGATATAGGGGAGAATCCCCTTGGTTGATAAGTATAGTATAAGCGGGTTTCTAAATATTACAATGGAGGAATCATGGCATACTATGATCACATATCATGTTCAAGTGAATGGCAGAAAAAACATAACTACGACAATATTGTGCGTGATGATGCGTATTGCGTGAATGGAATACCGGAACCTTCATGGGTTCTTGATGTAGGGGCAAACTTCGGTGTTTTTTCGGCAAGATGTCGTCAGTTATTCGGTAAAAATCCTTTTATTCTGGCGATAGAGGGCGATTCTGATACTTATAAGCATTTGCTAATAAATTCATTACGGTACGGGTTTGATACCATTTTGGCGCCTATTGGTTCGCTGGACGGTAAATCTGTGAAAACATATGGTAAAAACAATACAAACAATCCTGGAAGTTGGCAAGTAAAAGAACAAGAAGGACCGTGTAACGGTGGGTGTACCAGGACACTGGAAAGTTTAATTATAGAATACGGTGTGAATCTTAGCAAGCGTGGGATACTAAAAATTGACTGTGAAGGGTGTGAAAGATATATTATATTGAACCTGGATTTAATGCGCTGCATGTGGCAGATATCCATGGAGTATCATTTATTTGACGAGGAAATAAAAGATATAGCCTTATGGTTTCATAACGAGATACAGAAAACACACGATGTTATTAGACAGGGAAATGGTAAGATATACGAGTGCGTGTATCGTAAAAGAACTTGAATAGAAGTTATAAGTTTATAATACCGGATTACATATTGACTTGGGTTGGGAATCAATATACTAGAAGCATAACCTACAAGGAAACCCTTTATGAATCGTGTGACTGCTACTATCCTGTCCCTTGCCCTGGCTGCTTCGGCTGGCTGGGCTGCCGATCCTCCTGAGAAGAAGGATGTCCCCCTGCCTCCAGCCGTGGTGAATGCCGAGAATGCTGCCCTAGCTGCCGCAGACAAGGCTCGCAGCGTCTATATCAAGGCTATAGAAGCCGAGGTAAAGAAGCTACAGGCGGCTCTGGAGAAGGAGAAGCAGGCTGCTACCAAGGCAGGAAATCTTGAGCTTGCGCTGGCTATCAAGGCGAAGCAGGAAGCGATGACTGTGGATGCTGTAGTGGCGAAGGGGGCGGAGAGCGGTGGGGATTTGCTTGGGGAGGGGAAGGTGGATGTGGCTAAGGTGATTGTGGGGAAGTGGGGAAGTGATGGTGTTGTTAGATGGGAATTCTTTTCGGATGGAACAGGAAAGCATTTCAATGATAAATTAGTATTTCAAATTAAATATTCCAAAATAGATGGTTCTGACGATTCATATAGCATCATACAAGGAGTTAGTAAACGCGAAATTGTTATTACAGGAAAACAGTCCGCTAAGGAAATACTCGGTGGAACGACACGAATTCTAGAACCAATGAAGTGAAATCATATATTGTAATCTGTAAATTCTTCGGGGAATGCTTTCAACATACACTTTATTGATTCGTCAATTGTCATAATTTCAGTATCAATTGTCAAATCCACGGAAGTTGGTATATCAAATACAGAACCAATTCCGGTAAAATTTTGTATTTCCCCGTTAATTGCCTTTTTATATAACCCCTTAACATCACGGCGAATGCATTCTTCTACGGAACAATTTAGATAACAAAGTAATAAAGAGTCGCCAAGTATATCACGCAACATATTTCTCTGAGAATCTAATGGGGTTATAAATGAGCATATGGTAGAAACTCCGCTACGATTTGCCAACAAACATATTTCGGCACATCTTCTTATATTCTCCATTCTATCACCTGGGGAAAAGCCAAGATCCTTACTTATACCATTTCTAAATTCATCACCATCCAATAACATGTATTCCGTGAGATAGTTTTTTTTGATGTAATTAGCAATAGTGGTTTTTCCAGATCCCGATAAACCCATAATCCATATGTTAGTAGGCATTTAATTAACTCCTTTTATTTTGTGATCGAAAGATTTGTTATCAATATTTTTAAAAACACCATTATGTTTTCCATCTTTTCTGAATTTATTAATTATATTTGACATAAACGAGCAATTCTGAGCTACTAGATTGGACTTGGTAACAAACATATTGCATGTTTTCACCATACCGGCATACATATCATCAACAGGTTTATTTTTTTTAGTAATATTATCTAATACTCGTTTCTTAAAATATGTATTTATTATAAAAAAATGAGCGCCAAAAGTATTTCCCCTCAACCACAAATTATTATCATTTTCTCTTACAATTCCTTCTTTCGGGCGATACCCTGAATAATATAGAAACACCATATCCCATTTTAGTTTCTTTAAAGCGTCTTCGTATTCGATACTATGTTTATCAAATTCTTCAGTGAAAAAAGCATCATCTTCAATAATAACGGCATGTTTATCATTTGATAGTGACTGATTAATTGCTTTTATGTGACTTTCTGTACATCCTAATACTGGTCTATGTGGGCGATATGATCCTGATACTCTGGTATATGGTATATCATATTTTTTAAGTTGAGAATCAATGAATTTCATTCTGTCAACATCTTTATCAAGATTAATAACATATAAACTACATTCGTTTTTCAAAAATTTTATCATAATATATTTACCTTATTCCAAGTAACATGAATGTTTGCTGTATTTGGATTAATCAAAAGACTGAAACAAGATAAATTTGATCTGGTATGAACTATACTACCACATTCAGCTAAAAGATAGCAATCTAGCATTGCCCCCCATAACTTTTCATCTTCAGTAAAATTCTTGCTCATATGAATAGCTATATCTGTTCCTCTTCGAATTCTTTTAATATCTTGTTTGATTATTGGTACTCCAAGATTGGCTTTTTCAATATACTCAACAAAATCTACTTCATCGGTTGCCAGAAATATCTTATTATAATTACCTAGTTGCGATTTAACTCCCGATAAAAATAAATCATAGTCAATATGCTTTCTCCCATAATACTCTTTATACTTGTCAGTTCCCCTATAATGTAAGCCGAGGGTTCTATTATCAATCCCAAGTTGCCGAACCTCATCTTTTAAACGACCACTGAAAATACTGTTTTTTATAAAATACTTATTTAAAGTATCTGAATACATTCGGCGGTTTGAGTTAATTAATTCAGTTGCTCCAGTAGTATTTGAATACCATCTAGTAGGAGCATCATCTGGAACTTTAGGATTAACAAAAAATATGTCCCATATATTACTTCCATCTGCTTTATATAGTAAGCTGTCCAACTCGACATGAGCCTTGACGCTGCCGCGATTGCGATGTGCAATATTAAATCTTTTTAAGATTCCTTGTAAGAAACAAAAAAGCCCAGATTTTAAAAATCCCGGTGTACCGTCTGGATTTTTTTTCTTCCGAATATTTATTTCAAACGGTGTCATATATTTCAAAGTCCGTCTTATATATTTTATGAATTTTACTTTTCTGTTCCTCTGTTAAGTCACTAACCTTGAATATCTGTTTAGAGACATTGAATTTATCTATTTCCAAAGGAAAGTCCATGTTATATCTTTCGTTAATCTTTACAACAATATCTGAAAGTGGCTTGTCATATCTATGTATATAATCATGATTGAGTAATCTTATATGTTTAGTCTGATCGCGAAATATAAGATGGTTTCTTCTAATATCTGGTAAGTTTATAATCAAATCCATATCCAATGCGACATTCTTCTTGGTTTCATGTAGTCCATCTATAAAAGTCTTTTTCGTATCTGGAAAGGTATGTAAGTGATTGATTGCGCTTACATATCTCTCGTATGGGTGGCGAAGTATAGTAAATATAAAATTATCTGGTGATTCAAATCTTTTATTATCTTTTTGTAAATTGTGGCGAGTATTCTTAAAATCTATATCCGAGTAATTTCCAGCATCATGAAATTTATCAAGATTATTTCTTAGATGGCGGGCAATTGCCCTACCACCAGTTTTTGGAATATGGTTAAATAGAATTATATTCATAGAATATTTTCCTTATATTGAGTGTACCATTATTCGTGAATATATCATTCTTCTTAGTTGAAGAAACTTTATCATGAGTGGCGAATTTAAAGTAAAGATTTCATTGTTATTGAATGAAACTTCGATATTACTTTGTTTTTCGTTTTTCAAAATATTTCTTTTATTAAAAAACAGCCAATTCTTTATGTCATCATCATTATTATTAGTGACCAATATATGATCTCTAAAAATAGGAAAATTTTTAGTTGTATTAGGCATATTCATAATTGGGCGCACACCTATTATTTTCGAAGACTCCCAGCCATTTGGCATATCTTCAAAATAAGTATCGAATCCGCTAAAAACATTAACATCATCAAAATTACCCCAATGTATTTCCGGAAACTTTTTGAATTTGCATTTACTTATATTATTACCAATTTCTGTTCCATGGGAAATAAGTGGTTTGTCGCAAATATTAATTAGCTGATTTATAAGTGGTCTAATATTTTTATAAAAAAACAATAATTTATTATTAAGTCTTTGATTATTTTTTAATAATACCTTTTCCATATCAACCCATTGACCCCAATCGGGGAATCTTAATAATTCCCATCTATCCGAAATAATTAAATTTGAATGTAGAGTTTTATCGTCCGGTGTAGAATGACTATATGTTTCTTCGACTAGGTGGGGAAAATAGTATCTAACATATGAGTCGTGGTTTGGATATTTTTTTGCAAAATCATGTAAAACACACGATAAAAAGTAGTTAATATAATATTCATTTTGTTGAATATTAGTTAGTTGTAAATTATTTTCTTTAAACAGAATGAAAGAAACAAATGAAGTCATTAAACCATGAAACACCCCATGTAGATTATCTTTTTCAAAATTAATAAAATCTTCGTTTGTAGGTTTTGTTTGCCTATGTTCTCTATTATTAATTAATATAGTATTAATAATTCCAGTATGATGTGGATATTTTAAACCATATCCTCTATTTTTATTTAGTGAGGAAAAATTATTTTTAAGGTTTTTTGCATATTCCGTTTCATGTGCATCTTGTCCATAATTTATAGTATTTTTACCTTGGCATCGTAATAATATATACAATGATGTATCAATAAAATCAAATAAATCTTTTTCTAACTCTAAAAATGTTGTATTCATTTAAACTCCCTTTTACCTATAACGGACCCACCATATCCACATCTAACCAATGGTCTTTTTCCAAGTCCATCAACAACATATTTATGTGAAAATGATGTATAGTCTGTATGATAATATAACTTCTTCATGTATGATAAATGATTCTCCCCACTATGCCCTTCAATATATAATACTTTTCCAAGTCTATTTGCAATTGATATCAACGCATCTTTCTCGGAAAAATTAGAGGTATTCAATATTGAAAGTAAAAACACGGTATCTACTTTTTCTATGGTTCTGAACCAATCGAAATCGTCTATATCTTGTAATCTAGCATCAATATTCGAAATATTGTTTTCCGTACAATACTTCTTGATAAAATCTACACTTTCTTTATTGTATTCCAATCCGATGCATTTCTTTGCTCCAACTCCAACCGCAGATATCATCATACCACCCATCGAACATCCAATATCCAATATTGTTTTGTCTCTGATGTCTTCCACATCAAATTCTTTAATTCTTTCTTCGCAATTTCTTTTACCGACTGTATTACCTACCTTATGGTAATTGTTATATTCTTTGTTGGTAACTTCTTTTAGTTTCAGTTCACCGGACTCAAAAACCAAATTTGTATGTTTAGAATAAGACTCAAGATAAACATTACCATCTACCACTATTGTCTTTTGCATATATTTGTTCCAACTTTCACGGTCGAGAACAAAATCGTTATCTTCTGACTTATTTCTACGATGAGTGTCAATAAGATAAATGTTACCTGAATTACATTTAATATTACTCAGGTACAAATCAATCTTACGGAATCTATTATCGTCAGAAACCAACTTGGTAAATGATTCTATACTTTTCAAGAATACTTCCCGTGATACAGATTTATCATTCTTAATAAATTGTTCTTCTATTATATGGATGTCTCTATCATTACACTTGATAATGTTATCTGAAATTCTTTTCGGAAGTTTTATAAAATCCTGTTGGATGTCTATTAGTTGCTTATAATAATCTTCTGTGAAATGATGATATATCTTTACCGCAACAGAACCGACTTTAAATGCTCGGCAGGATGTGCCGTAACCTATGTATTCATACTTTCTATGTTCTTTCTTATAGTTTATGCAGTAATATTTGTTGGCATCAATAAAGAATAGCAATCCATTATTTTCACAGAATTTCCTAACCATTACGTCGTCTGCCTCGGTTCCTCTATTAGTCTGGATAAAACCACCAACCGATAGATAATTTTTATCTAACAAGTTTAATAATTTTGTAGAACATAAAATCTTCTTATATTTATTTTTTGTCTTCTTTATCTCTGTAATATCCGATTCGACGGAAATATCAATATCATTAATCTCTCTATCCCACCATCTTTCCACTTTGTAGGTATCGTAATTCAGAACATTATCCCAAAACGCCTCTTTGCTCCTATACACCCACATAGGTATTCTATATCCGGCGGCAATAAAGCATGGTCCTGTTTGTGGCGTTATCAATAAATCTAACTTTCTAACGGTTTCGACTATCCAATTTATGTCACCCTTACCCTGTCTCCAATCCTCAACCCCATTTGGAACATACCTATTATCCATGTTTCCAATTGCAACAATCTTATGGTATGGATACTTATTGCGAGCCTCTGCAACCATTTCATCAACTATATGGTTAGGTATATCTCCCTGTGTGTTTGCGTGTGTTACCAATCCAATTAACTTTTCGCCTGTTATTCTCCCACCCTTCATGTGTATATCAAAAGACTTTGGATTTGTTAGTGTTGGGTCCATCCACTTGTAGAATCTCTTGACGCCATTCATATTATCCCACTCTTCACGCTTTGGATCCCTACCGGCGTCTATAGCATTTGGTATAGACTCTCTAGGAACCCAATCAACTCCATCAAAATAATCCAATATACCCTTTCGAGTTTCTTGGAACCAAACCTTCTGCCTCTTTCCGGTTTTAACATACATAAGATGGGCGGCTGCAACAAAACCAATAACATCTCCTAGAAGATTATGTCCGCTCCAAAACCCACCTTCAAATGATCCGATTTTATTACTTTGATACCAACTAATCATAGCTTTCTTACTTCTCATAGCATGCACAATGCATGGGTTGACAGGCTTCTTCTCCCCGCTCATATAGTCTTCAAACACCCATTCGTCTCCAGTTGGAATTTTATCCTTCCAATTTCCCGTCCAGTCAGTAACCCACAACCAATTAGTATTCTCAAATACTCTATCTTCTGGCTTCTGAAGTGTATGTCCAATGTAAGCCAAAGGCGGTTCCTCGGTGAAGCCCTTGTAACCTCTGCGATGTCCCTCTTCGAAAAACTTTACTCCAAGACGATAAAACTCGTCAACAACACCACGCTCAACAATCCAGAATCCAGCGTTAGTGTTCCATACCTGACCTTTACGAACACCCATGTCATTCAACAGCGGACCCCACCTGTCTATTGGACAACTCCACCAATCTTTACGCTTACTACGCTTAGGATCGCAATCGTTTTCCATTTGAACAAAGACTCTATTAGTATCAGACATCAAACGTGTCAAGTCACCAGGATCGCGAACAAAGAAGTTATCAGCATCAAAGAAAACATAATAGTCGTAGTTGAGCTTGCTTACTTCATTCTTCAAGAAATGAAACTTGAACATGTAGAGCTTCTTGTCGAAGTTTCCACATGGATGAACCGTAGCGTCTTCTATTTCAGGTAAGTCAGTCCAGATGTGGAAGTCAGCAGTTACACCACAATTACGAGCAGACTTGACAGTGGCTTTAGCCATCTCTCCATGTTTACCATCGGCAACCGTCCAATAACAAAATGTCTTTTTACCGTTTGTATTGTATGGTTGTAGCTGTGAGATTACTGGCGAAGTATCTCTCTGCGGTATGCTTGAAAAAGTCTTGGTATCGCCCGTAAGTATCTTGAATGTCATGATACTCCTATTCTACCATCAAATCAAAATCCTGTTCGCACTTTTTTGAATTCTTAGCGTCACAGTGTCCGGCAGTCTTGAACTTGCACCAGTCGCATAGTTTAGTAGGCTTCTTGATCCACTTTTCCTTACTTTCAATCTTTATACCATTCGTCTTCAAAAGCTCAATAGCTTTCTTCACACGCTTCTCAGCCCTGGCGGAATCAAACTCTTCAAGCTTCTGATGCTCAATAGCAGCTTCCCCCACTACGCCGTTTTCCAGGCAGATGTTGACAACTTCTCCCACTACCTCTCTCCCAGCAAGCCACGGCTTTTGAACGCTCTCAATGAGGAACAAATAGAAGCCAATCTGCTCGCTGTGATCCTTTACCTTCTTACCACTCTTGAAGTCCATGACAAAGACTTTTCCAGCCAACTCATATAGTCCGTCAAGCTTGCCCTGCAAGTGAATCTTGGTTCCATCAACATCTGCGAAATCGTAAATGTCAAAACACTTCTCATGAACGAAATTCTCAGCCAGCGGATACCGCTTCGTCAGGTAGTAATGCAGATTCTTCAATGCCTGCGGAATCTTGCTCTTATACTCATCATCCAGCTTATCCCAATACTTAGCCCGTAGCTTCTCATTCGTCTGGAAGCACTTAGCCAAGCCCTTGATTTCCTCACCGCCACCACCCTTGTAGTTTTCGGCAATCAAATGCATTATCTTGCCGAAGGTATTAGCAGGCTTCTCGTCCTTTACCTTTATCTTCTCAATATACTGCAAGAAGTATTGACGAGGGCATTTCTCCAGCGTGTCAATAGAAGAGGGTGAAAGTGTTATTCCGGGTTTTTGCGGTTTATATTCCCCCTCACTAATAGTGTATTTTTCACTCATTTATGATGCTCTTCTCACCGCGGGAGAATTCCTCTTTAAACGACTCAAGACACAATCTCGCTTCCTCAGACGGATTATACTTACCAGACTGAATAGCAGCGGTCCAAGCAGCCAACCAAACTTTTTGCTCAACGGTTAAATCGTTTTTACTGCTCACTTTTCACCTCACCAAATAAATGTTAATATCTTTTTGAGTTATTATATCCAAAATATCCTCGGAAAAATCACCAACGGACATAATAATAGTATCGTCTGAGAACTCCCCATATTGGTCATATTCGTCAGATTCAGCTTCAACCATATCACATGACAGTAACTTACCTATTATCTTGGATATGGAAGATGCGCTTCTGTCAGTTGCATAAACACCTATAAGCATAGATTCCGTATCATCGGTGTAGTATTGTAGCATTTTTATTCTCCGAATATATTTTTACTGTTGTTTTCGTTTGCTTGATTATATTCTATATCTTTTCTTTCCGATATGTATTCACCGATTAAATCCACGATAAAAGAAATATCATTAGACATTATAGACTTTTTATATACCTTTTTAGTATAGTCTGTATAATCGACTTTTTCCATGACTGGTTCGTAATCAACAACCACTATCTTTTCGTTTTTATAGTAGAAAAGTTCACAGTCTATACTATCAAGAATAGATAAATTTGGATGTAAGAAATGTCTGGCCCCAGGTGAGAATATATTTACATTTGAACTTGGTTTAGGTCTACTATGGTTGCTGAAAAAATGCCTATTGTCTTTTTTATTGTTTCTTGGGGGGAAACTTCTGGTGTTCATACATTCCTTTCAACAAACTTTGTTATATCGTCCTGGTCAGCGAATTCTATATCCGTATCTAATTCAAACCACCCATTCCAAAATCTATCTGGTGAAACGCAGAATATTCCCTGCTTTCCATTTGGACATATACAAAGTGGGCGACCGTAATCATCATACTCTTGTAGTAACATACTATTACCATACCGTGATAAAATCTTTTTTACTCTATCATTTTTTCCTATGAGATTTACGGGGTGGAACCTGTTAAGATGTAGCATGATTTATATTATATCAACAATCAATAATTTGAAAAGTATTTTTTCAAAACATCAACGATTTCTATCCCTACGATACTCAAAACATAAGTAATAATCGTTTCTTGGTGAAAATTGGTTAGACACTCTTTCCTCCACGATGGTTTGCCAACCTTCACCGTCATCAATGGTAAATTCACATATACTCGGCGTTTTTATGTAGGATTCGTCGTGTTTAAAAACATTAACAATAACTTTTCCCATATACTACTCCTTTTGTATGTTTATGTCTATTTATCCTGATCTAATTTTCCCATCCACACCAGCATTTCGACATGCTTTTTGAGAAGGAATAGATTAGCTTTTTCTGATAAATTTGGGAAATGGGATTGTATTTCTTTTAATACTTCGCCGCTATCATTGGTTATAGCAGCCATAAACGCACCATTTCGCATTTTAGTTACTTTTACTGGATAATTATTCATCGTTGTCCCATGGATATACTATCCACCCATTTGGTTTTTCGGAACCGTAAAAATCAGGGGTTAAACCGCTATCATTTTTCTTATTCCAATGGATGACGGCTATATGGTAGTCAACGCCCCTCACTAACTTATAAGTATCAATGATATATTTTAAAGTTTTTCCAGAATCTATCAAATCATCACAAAATATAAAAGGTCTTTCATCCATATCAAGGTCAAATAAATCAACAATTGGTTCGTCACGCAACTTTTCACCGTTGTAAAATGATACTTTGATGGACCTATGCTTGACTCCTATATACTCCGAAACAGGAAGAGAAAGATTCAATCCGCCACGCTGGATGCCAACTACGGATTTATATTTTACCCCACCATCATAAACTTCTTTACAAATACCTCGTATTTGCTCATTAATAATATCCCATTCTATTTTTATTTTTTCACTCATATAGGTTCCGTGTAAATATACTTAAGTTCATAATCAACAACTTCTTTTGAAGCGTTTACTCTACCCTTACCACATGGCATATATTTCAAACCACCAGATTCAGCAAGTTGTGCAACCGCATTGCCAACACCACCGTCTCTGGTTCCAACATGCGGATATTTACGAGCGTCAAACGGTTGAGCAAGCGAAAACTGTCGTGAAAAGAATGTAACCTCGGAAGTCAACTCTCCAGAATTTTCAATAACAGCGGAACCCTTGACAAGCATACCAACTGCTCTGGACATATCAACATCGTCAGTCAACCCAACCCTGTTAACAATAAATACTGGTTCTGGATTACTGTTAATCCTTAATAGGATTTCCTCACATATTGCCCGTGGAAACACTCTTCCCGACTCTTTATTTGGTTTTTCAGCGACAATCTTTAAGCTTATTCTCATCATCTTCCTCTTTAATATGAACACACTTCAATTCATCAACATTTACCGCATTATGTGACAAGTATTTTCCACGAATACACCATATCGTATTGATATAAATGTCTCTTGCACACGAAAGAGTATGCATTATTACTCCAGTTATCAAGAATGACAAAAAGAAAGTTAACCATGGATTTGCCGCCGCAAATGTTAGAAGAATATCCATTTATGTTTCCTTATATGAATATATTCTAAGTATATTCGTAACTATACAATGTACCATTTTATGGAGTATCGGAATCGTCCAGTATCACAATAAAATTATTATTATTTTCTATCCACTGGGGGGCGAAAATTGGCATCATTATCGGGCGATACCTCCATCGGACGACCCGCTTCATCAAACTGAATCCCATATACATCTTCTTGTAAAGTCATAACAGCGGACTTCAACATACCCATTCTTTTTTCAGTTTGATTCTTTACTGTTTCAATCATCTCAAGGGCATCACTCAATTGCTCTTTAAGAGTTGTTATTTGCTGTTGCAGAGTCGTTACTTCAGCAGAAGATACTTTCTGTTCTTCGTTTTCTTTTTGAATATTTTCCAACTTATGTTGTAGTTGAAAAAGAGATGCAATTGAAGCACCTTTCGCCGTTACTGGCGTATTGTCGGCAACTCTTTCCAAGAATATATACTTGAGTTCTCTATCCGATTCAATAACATCTCCAGGGACAAGCATAATACGCTTGCCACCAACCATAAGGCTTTGTCTGAAATCAGAATTATTTTTATACTTATATCCCATATATTACCCTTTTTATATCACATGTTGAAAACAAATTTAAAATCTTTATTTTTTAAATATTCTTGAGCGGTCATCATACTCTTAGGAGTACCGAGGTCATGCCAAAAGTTTTTCACGAAAGAAGACCGTAGGGATTTTGAAGAAATAAGTGTATTATGAATATCAACTATTTCCAACTCTTTTCTATCCGAAACAACCAGTGTATCCGCTATATCATACACGCACTTATCAAATAGATAAAGACCGGTTGATGCATAATTCGATTTTGGGACTTTTGGTTTCTCTTCAATGTCAATAACTTCGTTATTATCCATATTGATATGAGCAACACCAAATCTCTCAGGGTCGTCAACTTTTTTAAGAAATATGTGCCCCTTATAGTCACTATTCTTAAATTGCGATATCTCATATTCAAAAGAATCTTCAAAAAAGTTATCACCAAGTATAACTGCAAACTTTTCATCGCCAGTAAAAACCTTGGCCAACTTAAGAGCACCTGCAATCCCAACTGGTCGTAGAGGGTCGTGCATATTCTGTATTTTATATGTTATGTCAACAGAATCTCCAAACTTTCTACCATCTCCAACCATATCAACCATCATACCCGCTGCTTCATCGGAAGTTATTATTAGTATTTCATTTATTCCTGATTTTATAAGCGTATTTAGCGCAAAATAAATCATTGGAATAGAACCAATACCGTCTATATAAACGGGCATTAAATGTTTATTAATAACTTTAGAAGCTGGCATCATTCGTTTGGCAAATCCGCCTGCTAATATAACCCCTCGCATAATACTTCCCCTTTGAGAAGCATTATATCACAGTCACAGTTGATTCTTCAAGTTATTTAGGTATTCAACATGCCAACGCATGAAATCATCACTCTTGCTAATAGTATATGAGGCGGCAGTCCTCGCATTTGCAATACGAACACGCCCAGCGGTTCTCCCATAATTCTTTTTAAGACTCTCTTCAATTTTTAGAATCTCGCTCATCAAACCATCAATCCCACTACGAGGCATAGTGCTCATAAAATTCCTTTCGTATTAATTTTGAAAATGTATTATGTACAGATAATTATTTTGTCAAGGGGTGTCCCACCCGCCCAAATTTTCTGTTGATTCGGGGTCAAATATCTTATTAATACAGTCAAACCCATACTGACTCATAATCTCTATAACGCTTTTGGATTGCTCTTTTGGACAAACTATTACTATTTTAGCGGACATTGGATCAGCGTCAACCCATTTAATTCCTATTTTAGAACAATCTGATTTTGCAGCGACAAGTCTCTGGTTAAATTTCTCAGGGTCGTTATCCCTACCCCATGAAAATTCCAACACTCCCCTTGAATATTTTTCACCATATAAACACATTTTTATACGGTTTTCAACTTCATCTATATTCATTTTTATTTTCATCCTGTATTTTAATAGGTTCACTAATAATCACATTTATAGTTCTTGATGGATCATAACCAGCGCCAAAAAACTGAATTATACAATGTATCATCCAAGTGGTTGCTGAATAAAATGGTCCGTTGAGAGGATTCCACCATGCAAACGGCCCATAAAATAAACCCAACCCAATACCGACCCAAAACCCCAAACACATTGGGCATGTTATTAATGTATGTAAAAATTCACTTTTATCCTTTAAATATTCTCTAAAAGAATTGAATATAGAACCGTTTGATAATATATTACATATACCATATACACAAATTATGGTTAATATGATATGTAGCATATTATGACTCTCTACATATGACGACAATACCAACGGCGCGGGGCGTGTTGTCAAGATTCCATAATTCAGGTCTAATGGTATGTCCAGCGGGCACATAGGCGCCACCAGCTATACCGTCCTCAATAAATGGCATTCCTATTAAACCGGTGTTATATAAAACATCTTTTGAAAGTAAAACTTGTTCGGTCGTAGCGTTGAGAATTCTAGCCCCCCTATGGTCTTTATCGAAAGTTGAGGCGGACGGTATTACACAAACAATTCTCAATGTCTTACCCGGTGCTACCGTATGAACCGCCTCTATCGGCGCCAAATATCCTTGAAGCGATGTTATCTTGGCAAATACCAATGCAATTTGATTTCCGACAACAATCTTTCTATCCACTTCAAAGAATCCGGTAAAGTTACCATCCCACATTTTCCAAACTTCTTCCAGGATGAAAGAGTTTGGTCCGGGTTGTCCTGTCGGTCCCTGTGGTCCAGTTGGTCCAGTTGCACCGAAAGCAGTTGGTCCAGTTGGTCCAATTTGTCCAGTTGCTCCAATAGGTCCAATAGGTCCAGTTGGTCCAGTTGGTCCAACCGGACCGAGCGATCCGGTGAATCCAGTTGGACCAGTTGCACCGGTCGGTCCCTGTGGTCCAGAGGGGCCAGTTCCGCCCACCGGTCCAGTTGGACCAACCCCTCCAACGCCCCCCACGGGTCCAGTGGGTCCAGTGGGTCCCGTTGCTCCGGGGGCCATTGGTCCCGTTGCTCCAGTTTCGCCAGTGAGTCCAGTTGCACCCGTTGCTCCAGTGAATCCAGTTGCTCCAGTTGCACCCGTGAATCCAGTTGCACCCGTTGCTCCAGTGAATCCAGTTGCTCCTGTTGCACCCGTGAGTCCTATGGATATGCCACCACCGCTACCAGATGGTTCAGTTTCTATCATATATCCAGAAACTAAGAAATTATACATCGTGGTGGATGGGTTGCGTTGTGGAACTACGAACACCCCGTTACCATAGCATATGTTATACCAGTTACTATTATTCTCTGTATCTCTGGTTATCCAGTGTAACCCGTCAGCGGATATACAAAGTCGGTCCAGATTTCCAGTAATGGCAATTGCTGCATAGTAACCATTTCCATAAGCAACACTTTGCCAATTATTATTCTTCATTACGATGGATGTTTTCCATATGCTACTATCACCAAATGTGGATATGTAGGACTTTCCATTACTACTAACAACAACATAACCACGATTACCATAACAAATCGACGTTAGATTCTGACCAGTTAATGTTGTTGATATGGACCAACTTACACCGTCTATGGAATGTAATATTTTATCATTGGCAATACCAACGAACTTTCCATCAGAACCAAAACAAACAGAAGTAATATCATATGGTTGTATGTATGCGTTCCAAGTGGCACCGTCAACAGATGTCATGACACCACCGTTACCGACTATGACAAATTTTCCATTGCCATATGCACCTGATTTAAGATTGAATGAAATAGATGGTGTTACTCTCTTATACCAAGTGAAACCGTCGTTAGAGGTTTGTATTCTGTATCCAGAATTATTTGATGACATTGCAACGAATATACCGTTGCCATAGCATACATTTGTAAAAGATGTTGATGGTATGTCACTTTCGAACATTTTCCAATCTTCACCGTTCTTCGAAACCGCTACAACATGTGAAGATGATACTGTATTGGAAGATGCAACCATGACAAATCTTCCATTACCATGGCATATTCCAGTAAAGGTACATTTTGGTATCATTGATGAAGTTTCGAAGGAAATATCTTTCCAGTCTATACCAGGAACTCTTTCCAACTTTCCAACAATTACATTTTTTGACGTTTCTATATCACCATCCACATACAATCTGGATTCAGTATCATCCACATATGGAGCACATGGACCTATTATAACATTTCCACCCTTACGGACAGAAAGATATGCTTGGTTAACGATAGCATCATATATTATAAATTGATTATTACCGTTTTCAACTCCCGATATAGAATATACTCCCATTTCCCAATCGGCGCCAGATGGATTTGCACTGACCATAGGACCGGAAACTTCTTCCGGGTCAAAAGTGAACTTTAAACTATTACCTTCTATAGTAGTGTCGGTGACATTTCTCTGACCCTTGATATTTGTATCACCGTGAATTTGTATTACATCACCGGTATCATCAATGTAGAAAGAATTTTTACCCTGGGTGAATATAAATTGACCGCCTTTGCGGACAGAAAGGTAGTTAGTTTTCTCAAAGTTGTCAAAAAGTCTAAACTGATTAAGTCCATTTACAACCCCCGATATGGAAAAAGCATCCATTTGCCAATCCGCTTCTTCGGGTTTTGAATACTTCATGTTACTATTAATCATAGAAGGGTCAAATCTAAATGCCAAATTATAACCATCTATAACCGTATCAGTGACAACATTCTCACCAAAAATAGTACACTGTCCAGATACTTGAACGTTGTTAAAATAACCATCTTTTATTTGAAAATCTACCAAAGCACCATTCTCATCCACAATATAAACTCTATTGTTGTCCATGGCATAAACGCCAACATGGTCAGCAGTTGATCCTGAATAATGAGTATCGCGCTTGCGTATCTCATGTGCAAATTCTCTCCATCCAGCCATACAATAACTCCTATGTGTTTATATATTATATAATATTATTATATATCTATGAAAATTTAAATGGATGGCATTACCCATCCAGAGGGTCTATACGAAGAATTTATTATTAGAAAAATTTCCGTAAATGTGTATGGAGGGGGTCCGAGGTGATCATATGACATGTCAACCGGAAGTCCCGCTTCTATTGCTACCTTTTTCACCATTATATACTCATACATTATGGAATCTTTCCACTGTTCCACCTTTAATATATAAGGTAATGCTGCTTCCAGGTCAACCAACCCCAATCCAAGGTCAATGGACCGCTGTGATTGCGTTTTCCAGTCAAGTAACTGTGTGAATGCTGGTGGATCGTAATATTTATTTAAGAAATCCCACGAAGACTTTAAAGCCTTATCACGATAATACTGTATATAAGTCGGTTCTATTGGCATTTTCCCCTCACCATGGTCTTCTAAAAGTTATATTTTGGTTTCCGGTCATATCTTTATTTCTAACAATATTTAATCTCTTACCACCGCTGGCATTTATATCTTTAATATTCTTATATGGTCTAAAATTATACTTACCATAAACATTTATATTCAAACCGTTATTAGGTTTCATATCACTATTATTAGTATAACTTCCAGATATATTTATCAAATATCCAGGTGTGAATGTTGAAACATTTGTATCACTATGCATACTGAGAGTATCCAATTCCAGCGGAGTCATAAAGTTATCAGTATACCCTATCAACCATTCCCCACCCATACCATTAACTTCAATATTTCTAACACCTGGGGTATTATTAAGCATATCATAATCCATACATGATAACTTATAATAGGAGTTTGAATTATCGTCAGTAATATATCGGATTCTAAAACCATTACTTTCTGGTATATATCCGTAATACCTATAAGTATCAAAAGATGATACCGATAACCAATAAGTTCTATTATCTATAAACTGAAAGGACGGTTCCTCATAAGAAGATATCAATGTTCGTATTTTTTTATCGTATAAACTATCTTCGAAAACTTCTATTATCGGGTTTGCACCCGATAGAGATTCTACGAGAATAGTATCACCTATAACACCATCAACTTGGTAATATCTCTTACCATCACCCTGTGGAGTATTTGCCCCGAAGAAACCTTCTTCTGAAAAGTTTTTGTGTATTATTCGTGGATTATTCTTAGACCAATTCCCATTTATGGATATTTTATTAGCATATGGGATTGTTTTTGCGTTTACATCCGGTCCAAGTCCTATATGTGGGAAATTGATGACATTTCTCCCACCATTCGCATCCTCGCTTATATTACTTCTTAACCATATATTATAATTAGAGTTACCATAATTATAAAAATATACTCCAATTCCACTGACAGGGACACTATCAAATACAGTAAAGTCACTGTATCCATCTTCACGCATAGTATCTACATATATCTTAGAGTTCTCGGATATAAGCGTATGTGACACCGACGATGGACCGTCGTAATTCCACATGTCACATGTTCTTGTTATTATTTTAGAGTTTTTAAGTGTATATGTGTGAATGCCGTTGAATGAAGTATATATACCAATTCCAGTGTTACCAACACCAAGATTACAATTTTCAAATGTAATATCCATCTTCCCACCGGAATTGGATGTTGTGCTTGGATACATTCTAAAACTTCTATCGCAGTTTATGTTACCATTAAATGTAACCTTCAGCGGGGACCTATAACTAATGGTGGACATTTTTCCAACATTTATATTACCACCAACTGTAATATTCGATCCAACGGAAGATGTCGTTTGACGATAGTCATCAAATCCACCCAGCGTCAAAGTCCCACTATCACGCAAATCAATTTTTATAGTGTCTCCGTTGGGAACACTTCCACTACGCTGATATATTCTTAAATTACCGCTACCATAAATATAACTTTTTTTACCAGAAGTGTTTATATAGGGTATAGTTTCACCAATAAAACCAAATATACTACTTTGTTCAAGGATGACATTGTTTCCATTGGTGTTTATTGAATTGAAATACAATTCAGATGATGGATTTGTATTATTAATACGAATATCACGACGAACGTCAATCGGATTTTGTGAGTTTATAATAAATTTACCATTACCATTTATTCCAATGGTAGGCGAGTTAATAACAACATCTCCACCGCTTATAACGGAGGTTACAGTTGGACTTCCATTTGGATACAATTGGAATGGAGCATCGCCGCTAATAGTCACGGACTTAAAATAACAATCGCTTGGGGACGCATATCCAAATGTAAACGAAGGTGTTTTTGAGTTGTTTGAAGATATGAATCTAATGTTTATATTATTGATTGGTGTTTGTTTACTGGTAGAATATCTAAAATCACAGTCAATAACATCTATATCGGTATTTAATTCTTTACTAGAGAAGTATGAAAATCTTCTACTATTCAGATTAGATCTCAATGTCAATTTAGGATACGATTCAGACCCAGATATTGGGAACCCGTTAAAAGCGAAATATGCATTAAGTCCATTAAAATTGGTATTGTTTGACAGTATAACATTATCAACCCCGGACATAGCATAAAATTCGCTGTCTATCCAGAAGTGCCCGCCAGTATCACCACCAATTCTCTCTATTTCATTCGTGGTCGTTGTATGTTTAATAAATGTTATAGGATATGAAGTTGTGTTGTACGGAACTCCTAAGGCACACTGACTGCTACCGGAATCAGCATCAACTACTAATTTACCGCGTATGGTTATTCTTCCAGTATGCGATGACCAGTTTCCCAGGCCAAATCCCGTATTAGAACCATTCACCTCAATAGGCGCTACAAATATAATTCTATCACGAAGACCCGATCCCGAGACATTTTCTGGAAACAAGTCAAACTTACCACTTCCCATTAAGTATAAACAACCACTGATACCATCCCCAGCACCAGATATAACATTGTAATAATAACCGTCTTCATTGTTATTAGCAAAATTCATTCTAAGAGTATATCTACCACCCCACACATATATATTCTTAGAGTTCCAGTTTGGTCTATAACTAAACGGTCCGTTGGTGGATTGGAATCTATGTATAACAGTCCCGGCAGAACCATCTGAGTTAAAAATGAAATCTTTCCCGGACCAAGATGTATCTATTGGAAAGTTAAAGTTAACAACCGCACCAGTACCAATATCCAATAAAAATGGATCCTGTATTTGTATATTAGAGTTACTTCCCAATGTACAACTTCTGCCGAGACGGAATCTACTACCATTGGATTTAAATGTGAATTTTGTATCGGTATTTGATATATAGGTATTATCATCAAAAACTATACTATTGGCAGATACGTTTGGGCATGAAAATGACACGGTTGATGGATATTGTATGGATTTTATAGTATCAACTTCCACAGATTGTCTAAAGTTACAATCTCTAAAACCAATATCATACATTCCTTTAGCAGCCATGGCGTGTCTTTTTATAATTGACTCACCGAGGACAACATTGTAATGAGTTAGTTCGTCAATTCTACCTTTGAAAAAATAACCACGGTTTATAAACCCACCCTGGACCCTGGACTTGTTATTTACAGCACCAACACCACCGCGACCATAAAGACCGAAGAAATTTTCAATACTGGTTGGTATAGTGGAAGTATTTGATTGCTGTGTCGATAAATCACCATCAACATATAACTTATGATAAGGTTCGGCGCCGTTATATGAAACATTTATGTAATAGGTTTTCCCAACTGCGATTTGATCGTTGTGACGTATGAAAGATTCTTTTGTTTGATTTCCATTGAAAACACCACTGAATAAATATCCACCGCTTATATAAACCGACATCCCAGAGAAAAAGTCACCATGCTCATATAAAAAGTTTATTCCCGTATAATTCAAGGAATCGGCATTAAACATCATCTCCACTGTCTTTGATTCAAAATCCCCATAATCTATGAGATTACTACTTGGTATCTGCACATATCCACTTCCACTTATGGACATTGAAAAGTTACCTGGAGGTTGACCACTCACGAGTGGAGGATTCATATAGGATATATCACCAGTATATATGCCATTTAATAACGGTGCGCTTCCGTAATTAACACATGTCGTTCCCGAGGACTCATTAAATTTATACCATAAGACAGGTGAATCTAACGATATAACATTTTCAAAAGTGCTACCGCTGATGGCATAAGTATCAGATTTAGTAAAAACTATTTCATCGGTTGTGAGAATACTACCAGATCCAGTTACGGGAACCAATCCAGTGGCAGAATAAGTATAGTTATATCTATTACTACCGTTACCATCACCAGTTAAATTTCTCCAATAGATAGTTGTCATCTATTCTTCCCTATTACCATGCTATCTTCATAGATATAACCGACGCATCGTTGATAAGACTTCCACCAGTCCGTATCAATCGCATTATAACCATATCTCCCGGTTTTATATTATGATATTGTGGACTTGTCAATGTAATATCAACATCATTCACAGTGTTTACGGATGTGAAAGTATGTGAAAATGAATAAGTATTGTTACCAAGAGATGTCGTCCAATTGTCACCATCTGATAAATCGTCTATTTTCATATCAAATGTAGCACTACCTATACCATCGGATATCATTTTCAACTTAATTGTTATATTGCTACCGACTATAAACCCATCAATTATAGGAAAGTTAAAGAATGCGACATTGTAACCGCTTCCAAAATCAACGGAGTCAAACATAAGTCCACCCGCAGTTGTGCGACTTGATAATTCGGCGCCCGATACAGATGGTAGAAGAGCGGATGCAATAGGTATTAATTTCTCTGTAACATCTGGACCGGAACCTATGTCGGCAGAAAGTCCTATTGTAAATGTTCCAACTGGATACTCCGATACAACTATATTAGCAGTACCGACAACATTTATAGAATTTATCTGTTGTTGCAAGTTACCACTTATCTGTGCTATAACAGTATTTGAAATAATATTATTATACTGTTCCTCGGAAAGATGATAATGTTGACCACTTATACCACCTTGCAATCCCAACAAATCGTTATGATTATATATTGGTGGCGTATAAGAGTTAGAACCAGATAAGCTGATAATTTGCTGTTGTAAGTTTCCACTTATCTGTGCTAATGTGGAATTTAAAACCATGTTAGCGTATTGTGATGCGCTTAAGTGATAATGTTGACCACTTATACCACCTTGCAAACCTAACAAATCTTCGTGAAACTGAACAGGCGATTCAGCAACTTCAATATTATAACTAAGTCCACTTTGGGTGACAGTTATCGTACCGCTTGAACTTGTTATAGTTGTTCCCTCTTCAACTATATCGTTTATCTGAGTTTGTAAATCGTCAACCGAATCCAGTATATCATCCAATTTAACGCCAGAATAATCAAGTTTCTGTATTTGTGATGCAGCGTTTTTATGAACTATTACAATCTCACCCTCATGTGTGTTTACAACCATGCTTGGTTTTGGTGTATCTAATAATTCCGTGAAAGAATCATAACTACCAGATAAAGAAACCAACGATTCGGATAAGAAGGTCAATTGTTGTTTTAATTTACTATCAAAAACAACTTTTCCATTTACAACAGTGATAACATCACCCTCAACGCCACCTGAAATTGGTAAAGTGTAACCATTTCCACTAATAGCGGAACCAACGGTTACACTACCATAAACATCCAAATTACCGTTTAATATTTTAGACATTTCCACTTCCCTTATAAGATAGTATAATTTCCGAAGTTATTTGGTTAACTAATTTTTCACGGGATTCCGAATCATCGCCAAAAAAACCAGAATCTTTATCTGTATTTGGATTTTTTGGTTTGTCAGGGTCCTCACCATATTTATCTATAAGAATTTTCCTAAACATCTTCATGGCATGTTGACCGTTGGGGGAGGATAGGAAATCGTTTAAACCACCTTCCATACCAAAGTGGTGTGATAATTTTTGCAAAACAGAAGATTGAACACCCATATAGTGCTTCATGTTAAAAAGTTCATATAACTTCTTAACCCCAATCATCTTCATACGAACGGATTCCTTAAATGGTAATGTCATGAACAACCTCTACCATATTTATATAAAAACCTCCAAGAATACTCCTGGAGGTAATTATTTTGACTTTAATTTTTATATTTGTGTTAATTTATTGATATTAACTCGCAAGACAGAAGTGCGGAAAGGTCTTTTCCACCTGCATAGGAGATACTTGACCTTAAATCTTCTTGCAACTCTATTAATAAATCTTCCATATCACCCTTATAATCAAGGAATAACTTTTTTCCCTCAACATGGGTATATTTACCCTTGTTATGCTCTGAAGCGGACCCATAGTAAACACATTTCTTATGCCCATCAATTTCTATTATCTCACCCGCTGACTGGTTGTACCCGCAGAAAATAGAACCCGCCATGACCATAGTAGCACCGCATGCTATTGCCTTGGCAATATCCCCATGTTCACGAATTCCACCATCAGCAATAACAGGCTTCTTAGCAGCAGATACACACTCTTGTAAACATGATATAGTGGGTCTTGTGAATCCCGTCTTAACCTTTGTGGTACATGCCAAACCGGGACCTATGAAGAGTTTGCAACAATCGGCGCCCCATCTCTCTATTTCCTGGACCGCTTCCGCTACTGCCATATTCCCAACAATCAGAAATGTTTTTGGTAGGCGATCCTTTATATACTTTATCATCTTCTCTGCCTTCGGGGACCAAGCAGATGCGATATCAAGTGTTATGTAATCAGGTTTACGGTTTGCGGATACTATGGAATTAATTTGTTTGTATGAATCGTCATTCACACCTATGCTTATAGATGTATAGTACCCATAGGACTCCATCTCATCAATAAACTTAACAGGATCGGTACCAAAACGATGCATGACATAGAACCAACCCTTGGATGCCAAATATTTACAGGTTTCTATATTAACAACGGACGCCATGTTGGCGGGACATACTGGCATCTTAAAACTTCTTGGACCAAATTCAACAGAAGTATCACACTGACTTCGACTCCCAACTATTCCTTTTTTCCTGGAAAGAAGGTAAACATCACCGTAATTATATTCTCTGCGAACGCTTATAGATTTACTTGTATGAGATTTTTCCACTTCACTTCTCCTTATATCAACGATTTTATATCCGACATTTAGTTATTCAATAAACTTCTTCCACCCGCGACGATCCTGCTCATGTTTTGTTATTGGGTGTAGAGAAGAAACAAATCTATTTTTTCCGCCGTCTATATTGTGAATAACCTGAAATGCCAATTTCTCAATAGGTATTGATAAGTTTTTATAGTCAATTATTATTTCTATATCCTCACCAACTCTAACATTAACCCCGTCACCAGACCACTTTAAAAAATTCTGAGGAGTTCTTGATATAACTCTATATCCATCTGGGGTTACGTTTGACCACAACCCCCCCTCATGCTTATAAAAAGTTACTTCATTTTGATTCGAAATTATTACTTGATAGAATATTTCTATATTATCGGTATTTACAAAATATAATTCAACTCCGGATTTCTCCCACGGTTTAACACCAACTGCCGAATTATCTAAAAGATTAGTTTTGAAATTAAATGTTAATTTATCATCATCACTGTAACACCTAACAATAATATCACTATCCCCTACACTTTTTCCGAGAGGTATCATCGGGGGTAATATAAACCCACCGATGATACTGTTATTTGATTGAACCGGTAAACTTGTGATTGTATCTTTATCAGTATTAATATCTTCTTTTTTTAAAAATATATCGTATATTAAACTCATAGACGCTAGAAGAAGGGACACTGAAACGAGTAAAAATACAGAAAATTTAGTGTAGAATTTCATTGTTCTTTATATGGTAGTTTACTAATAATAGATGAAGTTTTCTCCTTTAAGGAATCATAGTCGTCCAATAGTTTGCGATATTTATCTTCCATGTCTTTAAATTTACTGTTTGAAATTATATTTCCATCGTAAAAATTTCTATACTCATCAATAAATTTTCTATATTCTGTTATTTTGTTGGAGGAATTTCTAACTTTCTTAACATTTTCTTCAAATTCAGTTTTCTTATCAG